GAAGCAGACGGTTGAGCGGGTCAAGCTCGCTGATGGGTCAATTCAGACCTATCACAATGTCTACGACAAACAGCTTCAGTTTATCAACAGCCGTGATTTCATTACGGGTTTTGTGGCTGGTCGTGCTTCCGGCAAAAGCTACACCGGCGCGCTGAAAGTCTTGCACGACGCCAAGGATGGCTGGGAAATCATGGCTGTTTCGCCAACCTACGTCATCGCCGAGGACACGACGTTTCCGACGTTCATCGAGGCCGCCAGCTCGGTAGGCCGGCTCATCAGAACCAAGCTGAGCCCGTTCCCGAGAGCCTTCTTCCGAACCGATGACGGCGGCCGGGCGGAGATTGCTTTCCGCTCGGGAGAGGACCCGGAGAAACTTCGCGGGCCATCCAAGCCGATGCTTTGGATTGACGAAGCCTCGATTTGCCATCAGGACGTGTTCAAAATCGGTGTCGCCACCTTGCGGTATCGCGGGAAGATGGGCCAATGCCTGCTGACCTTCACCCCTCGGGGCCGGACTCACTGGACATTCAAAGAGTTTTTCGACCAAGTGGACGCCGGCGAAGCTGCCCGCCTGGCTGGTGTCGGCCTGCACAAGTTCGGGGATAGCTGGTATCGACAGAAAAAAAACACCAGCCTCATTCAGGCTCACAGCTCGGAAAATCCGTTTGTGGCCTCGGAGTACGTTGACCTCATCAGCGGCGTTTACACGTCGGCGATGCGCGAACAGGAGCTGGCGGGCAAGTTCGTGGACGTTGCCGGCTTGTTGTTCTCCCGAGAGAATTTCCGGCTCATCCAGCCGTTTGATATTCCCCGAGGCGCAATGCGAGTCCGCTACTGGGACCGCGCCGCGACCGCTGGCGATGGCTGCTACACTGCCGGCGCGCTGCTTTCGATGCCGTTCGATAGTCGGCCGGCCCGAGTCATCATTGAGGACATTGTGCGCGGCCAATGGCACCCAGCCGACCGCGACAAAGTTATGCTTGAAACCGCCAAGCGAGACGCGGAGAAGTACGACGGCGAAGTCATCATCTACATCGAGCAAGAAGGCGGCTCGGGCGGGAAAGAAATCGGCCAGATGGACGTGGCTAAGCTGGCCGGCTTTCCCGTGTTCCTGGACGTAGTGGGAGGCTCACGCAACCGGAAGAAGGACGGGATTAACCTGCCGGGGCCCGCCAAGGTCGTTCGGGCGATGGGGCTGGCAGCCCAAGTCGAAGCGGGCAACGTGGCAATCGTCAAAGGTCCGTGGAACGATGCCTATCTGGATGAAGCCACCGCCTTTCCCGAATCCAGCTACGCGGACCAGATAGACGCTTGTTTCCCTTCCGGCGTTTTGGTGGATTGTGTTGACAGGCAAAAGCCTATCGAGGCTATTCAGCCGGGCGACGTTGTTCAAACTCGGCAAGGACCGCGAAAAGTGCTGCAATCCGGCCAAACTGGATTAGCGGTTGACCTGATAGAGATTGGATGCGACAACGGGAGCGTTGTTCATTGCACTAGGAAGCATCCTATTTTCGTTGAGGGTCAAGGATGGGTAGCCGCCGAGGATATAGAAGCCCAAATGCAATTACTGGCAGTCGGGAAACCGTTGAGTTTGATGGATATTTGTTCCACCGATACCCAGACCATCCCAGAAAACACCGGCGACGGTATTTCTACGGGGCAAGAGGGTTTTTGCATCGGTACGTTTGGGCGAAGCATCACGGGGAGATTCCAAGCGGCTGCGTTATTCATCATGTCGACGGTGATTTCAGCAATAACAACCTCGAAAACCTCGCCTGTATGCCGCTCGGAGAGCACTCCCGAAAGCATTGGGACGCGGGCGATATTCAAGCTAACTCGCCTGAGTGGATGGCGGAGATTCGCGGCAAGGCTGCTGAGTGGCACAAGAGCGAGGAGGGGCGAGCCTGGCACCGAGAGCACGTCAAAAACAGTCTCACGAAACGAAAGAAACTGCCGGGGTTGGTTTGCAAAGGCTGTTCAGCAGAGTTTGAGAATTACTCAGGGACTAAGTATTGCAGCCGCAAGTGCGCCGGCAAGCACCGGGTCAGGGTTCCGTCAATCGACAAGCAGTGCCCTTGCTGCGGCCGAGACTTCAAAGCCATGCGACGGGAAGCCAAGTATTGCAGCAAGTCGTGTAACAAGCGTGCGTATCATCAAGCTCGCCAAGCCAGTCGCGGTCTACAATCTTCAGGTTGAGGAGCACGAAGAATACTTCGCAAACTCAATCTTGGTTCATAACTGCTCGGGGGCGTTTAACAAGCTCGCCATCCACTGGCAGGGAGAAGCGCAAAGCCCGGAAAGGCTTGCGCCACCCCCGGGCTTCGGTTCAAAGATTCTCGAAATGCAATCGGTCTTGGCGCTCAACCGAAAAAGGCTTTAGCAATCTTCCGGCGCTGCTTTTTATGGGCCTCAAGCTCAAGAATCGCTCGGTGATACTGGCTAAAACTCATGCCCCTTGGCTTCAGCTCGGTCAGCTTGTCCCGAATCGACTTTGGCAACCGAACAGTCAGCATGACAGTGCCCTCGGGGCTCATGGGTGGCCTACCCTTGGGCATGGGCCACCCCCTGTTCCTGCTTCTGCTTCCATTTCCGCAAGTCGAGCGGCCGGCGAATTGTCATCCGTTGCCCGGCTAGCTCGTTCTCTTTGCCGTTCGGGTTGCTGCGTCGGTTCGGCCAGGAGCGCTCGATTCGCACTTGCAATTCGTAGTACGCGCCAATCAACCGGCCTTCATAGAAGTAGCCGAACACTGGCGGATGTTGGTCCTCCCACTCATAGACGCGAAAGTGCGGTTCGAGCGGTGTAATCGGGTCGGCGTCAAAGCTGGCCGGCATGACCAGCGTACCGATTTGCTCAATCAGAAAGTCGGGGTTGTCGTGAAATGCTTTAATCATGGTAGGTTTCTTCCTATCGTGTGGTGGTGGCTCGTTTATTGGCTTCGCGCTCAGCAGCCGCTCGGCCGATTTTCTTCATGGCGTCAGCAAAGGCCATTGCCAGCCCGCCCACGTCAACGAAAAGATTTCGCCGTAACTGGCTGATTGCGTCCTCAGCTCTGTCGCAAAGCTCGTTCAGCTCCTCGATTGCCAGCCCTGCCCAATGCATTTCCGCAGGTACGACTGGCGCTGGCGTATACGTCGGTGTAACCGGCTCCTCGGTCGTCAATAACTCGCCGATTGGCTGCGACTCTGCATCGCCTACCAGTTCAGGCCGGTCGTACACAAGTTTCCGATAAGTCACTGTGTCGCCGAGTCCGCTAAACGGCACCCAGTCTCGGTCAAAATAGACGTTTTGTGCACCAAATTTCAATGCGCATCCCGCCGCCCAAACCTCGGCCGCATGGTCCGTATGGAACTCTGCTTCAACTGTTTCGCCGTACACTATGCGAGATTCAATTTCCCAGGTCTTTGGGTCGCGCATTTGCATGACGGCTTTTATGTCGTGGTAAGTGTATTTCGGCATGTTTCTCAATCTCCTGTTAGGTGGTTTCCTATAGCTTCCTGCGACGGTGCAGGCCATCAGGCCGGCGTCAGCCGGCCCTCGGGTGAGCACCGGCTAGTTTGCCACGACTTCCACTTCGTCATCCTCGCCCCAGATTTCGCCGCCCTGTGAATGGCACCAGTTATTCAGCATTTCAGCGGCAGTGCCTGGGTCGTGTTTTGCATCAGCAACCTGGAATGGAGTCGATTGCCCGTCCAGCAGGATTGGGCAAGACGCCTGAGCGAAATTGGCCGTCATGGTCGCTACCTTGTTGCCATTGGCGAGGATTGAATAGTCGTTCATCGTTTAACTCCTTGTGTCGTTTCCAGCCGTCGTTGGCTGAGATAGGTAGTCTACTATTTCGACATACAAAACTCAAGTCTTTAATCTTTTCTTTCCCTACCGCAAAAAGCACGTAAAAACACGGGTAAATAGAAAATCTTTGTCAGTATTGAATAGGAGTCAGCCTATAGCTACAATGCCAGGCGAGGAGTCTAGTTCCACGGAAAAAAGGTAGCGATATGAAACCGGAAATCAGGATTGAAATGCAGCCAGAGCTGCGAATTGAATCAGGTATTCCGTTGCCTCGCAAAGGCGGGAAATCGGCGAGTTTCTTGGCGCAAATGCAGCTTGGCGATTCCGTTTGCTGCGACCGCAAAACAAAAGCTCGCTTGATGAACGCGGCAAGAAAAATGGAGGGCCGCAAATACATTGCCCGGCAGGTGATTGAAGATAACCGGCCGATGTTTCGTATTTGGCGAATGAAGTG